GACAAAACCCACACTGGGAAACGCCTGGAAACGAACAAAACCAGGTAATTACATATCTAAAATCTTAAGAATTCAAACTACAACAAAAATGATTAAAAAGTGCTGAAAATAAACGTCACACAACAATAAAGAAACTCACTAATTATTACGCCTCTTACTTGCTCTGCGTTTACGACCAAACAAAGCATACGCAATGTTAATCGTGTACTCCGACATATGGTCCCACTCATACCTTCCATGTGAACACGCAAACTTAGGCACATCCCGGGCTCCTAAAAGCTCAAGGATCTGCACACAGTTCCAGTGAATTATAATCCAAGGCCATACCATGTCATTCCCATTCCCACGAAGCATCTGATAGAACTTCCTCCCCGCAAGGTCGTGCGCAACCCATCTTCCAGGGTACTCACTGATCCTCTCGAGAACTTGGCTCTCTTGATTCCCCACTTTATGGCGATAGTTTCCAATTTCTTGGTCACCAGCCAGTGGCAGCTTCACATCGAATTTCCTCCTGCGAGCGAATGCATATCCAAAATCCCACTCGCGCACACTGGTTTTCACCTTAGGCGCAATAGCAGAACTCACAGACAGCACATCGACTCCCTCAAGGATCTCCTCATCATCATCCATGATATGTAGGGTAATAGAATCTTCATCCCAATACGCAGCAAAAGCGCGACATGAGAATCTCTCTCCATCTACATATATCACTCCTCTCTCCGGACCATCATATGTCACCACCTGAAAGCCTTCATCCACATTCCAACTATCACTAATCGAACGTCTACCATGCTTAAAAACTCGCCTGCCAGAAGAAGAAGGGGGTTGGGGAAAAGAAGGGGGGGGGAGAGGAAGAGGTTGCGCTGGTACAATGAGGGATCGCCCATTTACCAGCCGCCAGAACAGATTCTCTAACATCACAGACATCTCATCCACTGTCACTAGCCCAGGCGCTCTATCACGAACCATCTGTGGAATTGCCAACTGCAGCTCAGATCTCACGATCGAGCGCAAATTGTCATCTCCTTGGACGATTGGACGAGCAGCCAATTCCTGCCTCAGCTGCTGCAAAGTTACACCGCTTCCACAAGGGCGCTGGCTTAACTCATTCTGCAACTGATACAAGGTCACTCCATTACACGGTCTCTGGTTCAATTCCTGCTGTAACTGCTGTAGAGTGATACCGCCTGTAGAAGTAGGCGGCGGTAGAACTCCATTCGAAGACCGCGGTGCATGCCAAAAACCTAAAACATTACTCTCATTACCAATAGCAGCTCTAGGACCGGAAAGTGGGAGGACCCAACGATTGTTCACGCGCGTCGGAGGCGTAGCCTCGAGCGCAAAGAACACTTCAACCCCTCCTTGCTGATCATCTTGCGCAAAATAGACCTGATTAGGGGCCTGTAATGCAAGCATACATGAAGCAACTTCCCATTTGGTTCTCTCTCTATCATAGGATACTGTGAAACAAGGTAACTGCATCTCATCCATACAACTGTTAACAAAGAACTTAAAAGCCTCAAAGTACTCTCTTCCATGAAACATACAATCCTCCAAAGACATCTGAATTCTCATCTCTAAATCCGGTAACCATGCCTTAGCCTTAACATACCTAATTCGATCAATAATCGTCTTCTTCTCCAGAGGTGCCATATACATACCCGTCGCCTCGTCCTTACGGAAAGCGCGCTTAAGAAAGCGCACATCTTCCCAGTTCGAAAACGGCAAAGTCTGGTCCCTCGGATTCTTCTGTCCATCTGTCATCAATATCCCATATGGCTCCAAGCACAATGCAATAGCGCGCAAGTTATACCACTGCGCAACACAAGCATTCACTGTAACCACATTGTCATCTCCATACACTATAGCCTTCACATACTTATCAAACTTCTGTAAATCAGCCATCTCTGGTGCATTAGCTTCTGCAAGCATAAGCCACGCAACACGTAGATAGATACTGTTGATCACACTGTTTCCAACTGCCGTCATAGGCATCCCTGATGCCATACCCTGGTCAATCTTCACCTGAACATTAGTAACCTGTGAAACTCTATCATACACATAACGAATCAAAGTCTTCCTTGCCAACTGCGTATAAAAGTCTCCACCCATAACACCGTTCGCAATGTCCGCAAAAGCGTCCAAAAGAACAGGATGTATAGTGGAATCAAACGCAGTGTAATCTGCATCAAACACTAGATCAGAGTTTGCCTTTAACCTGCAGATCATCTCGGTCCATTCACTCCCTGACATCGGATTAATACCCACCTGACAATCAATCTCATGCCTGTTGTACTGTAACAATGCTATAAACGGAAGAAATGCCGCTCGCTCAACTAGAAGTAAATCTATGGGCGGATTGGCAATTCCTCTGGTCGCAGGCTTCTCAAAAATCTTCGCTCTCTTAAGTAACTCATCCTTCATAAACTCCTGAAACACAACATCTCCAACCATATAACCTTGTTTCGCAGCATCCATTATCACACCATATCTGGTAGCACACAAATCATTGGTGCACACCTTCCTTGGCATTCCATTGGAATACAC